GCGGAACATCTGCAATATCTTTGCTCAATATGCCGTTTCCAAACAAATCGGATGTGATTGTTCATGATATCGGCATAAGCAAAAACGGCGGTATGTTCAGAGGAAAAGTAAGTAAATCAGCTTGGTTGCAGTTTACTCCGCTCAATAAACAGGCTTACGATTTCGTTGCTGATGAGCAGGTAAACTTTTCTTTGATTTACAAAATATAAAAATAACGGAGGTATGAAAAATGGAACTTAAAGAAAAAATCACACTCGATATGCTCACGAAGGACAGCGTTTCGGTACTCAGGCAGCAGTTTTTGACCTTTAACGGTGAAGAAATGCAGGTAGGCGGAAACATCCGCAACGCATACACGAACAGCAAATCGGGCAGAGAACAGCTCAAAACGGTGCTGTCTGATGAATACTATAACGCTGTCATGACAGTTTGGGGCGACAATCCAACCGTTGATGAGCCAACCGTTGACGAAGTTTGACGAAAGTTTGACGAAAGTTATCTACAACACTCATCAACACACAACAACAAATAACAACTTCATAAAATAACAAAAAAACAAGCCAAAACTAAGGCAGATGCTGTGTTTTGGCTTGTTTTCTATATTTTTGCCGATGTTAAAATTCGACAATTGTTTGGTCTGCCCGAAGGGTTTGAACCCTAATAATAATGGCTTAAATACTGATGTTTAGGTGCTTATGACGAAACTGTGACGAAAAAATCAGTCAAGTGATATAATATGCGATAATTCTTCGTCAATTTTTCGCATAATTTTTTGGTTGTTTTCTTTTGCTCGTCTGTTACTGATGTCCGTGTAAACATCCTTCGTTGTTGCCTCATTAGCGTGTCCGAGCAACCTCTTAGCTTGTGTAATATCAATTCCTGCCTCATTCAAAAGCGTAGCGTAATTGTGCCTCAGACAATGAGCGGTTATCGTAGTAATGCCATTATCTACGGCATATTGTTTCAACCCAACATCAGCACAATAGGAGTCCCACGCTCTCTGATAGTAGGTTTCCTTAATCAATTCACCGTTTTCGTCCGTAAACAGATAACCTTTAACCTTTTTTGGAATCTGTAGCATAAGTTGTTCAGGAATGTAAATATCCCTTATGCCTGAATCGGTTTTAGGTGTCTTGATAAAAGGTTTAACACCTTTCCAAGATAGGCTCTTGGTAATGTGAAGAACATTTTTATCCCTATCAATATCTTCATAACATACAGCTAATGCCTCACCTTTTCGGCATCCAGTCAACAGGACAAAAAAAGCAAACAAGCCAAAAGGCTTATCGACATTATCAAAGATTATTCTTATTTCTTCCTCTGTCGCAATTCTACGCTTTGTTGACTTTTTACCTTTCGCCTGAATATAATCACAGGGATTATGCTCAATACCATATCTACCCTTTCTTATTCCAAAAGAAAAGACACTTGAAAAGACCGCAAGGTGATTTCTTTTAGTTTTCGTTGTGTATGATATCGGCATACTATCAATACATTGTTGTATATCTGCCGTTCTGATACTTGCAACCATATCGTCTGAAAAAGTTTCCGATAACACTCTGAGTGCGTGAGAGTATCCTCGCTGTGTAGACTCAGATAATGTCGGTAGATATTCCTCTTTATAATCTATCAACAATACACCAAGCTTTTGACTTTCCTCAACTTTCTGCTGATATAGCAGGATTTTTTTATTTAACTCAGCTTTAGTCTTACCGTAGAAGGTTTTTCGTTTACCATTAATGGTTATTGACTTTTCATATCTTCCATCGGCTCGTTTTTCGGACTTCTTCTCAATTTTCTTCCCACAGTAGCAACAAAACTTACTGTTGATTGGAATCTCTTTCTTGCATTTTTTGCATTTCATCGTTGTTATTTTCATTTTCGGCATCTCCGTTGTTTCTTGGATAGCCGAAGTGAGCATCAACTCGTCTTGCAATGAAGAGAGTTAAAAAAGCGAAAACAATCATGACGATTGTTTCAAGCACACTTGCACAAAGTGCAGAACTTGCATCGTATGGATTAGCATTCGACATTATTGACATTGATAGCGGTTTTTCAATTAGTGATAAAAACACAATGCCACCTATAACAACCACCCAAAACCATCCTGAATGTTTTCTTTCTTTTTTCATAGTTTTTTATCTCCTTTCGGCTATACTAATAGTATAGCATCTGCCTTAATAATTATTATAACTACACGCAACTACATTTATCAACATAAAGGAGCAAGAATTATGAATACAAAGTCAAAAATTATAGCACTTATCAACAACATTGAGGACGAACAACTTTTGAAATTCATTTACAATCTAATAATCAAAGTAATAATTGAACATATCTAAACTGGTCGATTTACACCAGTTTAAAAACTAATAAACAAAAGACAAGGTAGGTAAGGAAATTAATTTCCTTACCTACCCTGTTGTGTTTTGTGCTACCCGAAAACTTTCTTGCAATACTCTTTGAAAACTTTTCTTTGTTCGGGTGTCAACTCAAGATACTCTCTTATGACCTTTTCGTCAAGGTCATCAATATCATACTTTTCTTTAATGGTCATCACAATTGAGTCATCAGAGTCTGCATCACGGTTGCCCTCTCCGTACATAAGCCAATCATAATTGATATCGTATATACGGCACATCAACATAAGCAACGGCTCTTTCGGTTCAACTCTGCCTGTTTCGATGTTTGCAATCACATCTCTTGTTACACCTAACCGTTCAGCAAACTTCGGTTGGCTCAACTTATGTGCTGTTCGGACTTCCTTAACTCTTGCGATAAGTTTGTCATCCATCGTATTCCTCCTTTCAACTACTATTATAACATCAAAATTGTGTATGTCAACACGATAAAGCGAAAAAATTCAAAAAATTATCAAAAAGATGTTGACAACACGATTTTAAGGTGCTACAATAATGTTATCAATACGAAAGGGGATTGCAAAATATGGTAAATAACACGATGAATATAACATCATCTGAAAAGAAAGATAGTGCATTGGAATTTGCAAAAGTGTTAGAAGATGCCAAGAAAAGCGGTGTCAAAAATGATAAGTTTGCAATTGCACTCACAGCCTTTAAACTTGGCTGTGCTTTAAAGGAAAAGGAAGAGGTGAGCAAGTAATGGCATGAGAGAAAGAAACTTACCGTTCAATCCTCGACAGGCTCGATGAGAGATATCCCAACAGGGAACTCATCTCGCAGAAGGATTTTGCGGATTTCCTCGGTAAGAGCCGATTCTTCATTTATAACAACTTTGAAGACATCAAGATTGTTGGTGGCCATCCCAAAACATCAATTGCGAAAATGCTTGCGAGGTGAGCCGATGTACGCATTTCTTATGTTATGTATTGTGCTTACAATGGGTGCAGTTTTTATCTGCGACATCAAAAAATAAAGGAAGGATGAAACACTATGACGGAAAAAGAATTTATAGACAGCCTTAATGAAGAGGTTGTTATCATCAGCAAGGCTGAGTATGACAGATTGAAAGGCGGTGAAAACAATGGATAAGTACGGTTGCGGTAACTGCGGTCATACTTGGTATGACAACGAAGAGCCGACAAAATGTCCGAAATGTAAAGACTGGGATATATATCCTATTCTTGTATGCGATGACTGCGGTCTTGAAGATGCAAAGGAAGATTTTCCTTACAACCGACTGTTTGACGGTATGTGTGCCGAGTGCTTTCAGAAGGGCATATCAGACATTACAATAGATAATTATATAGGTTGGTGTATTAAACAGCCACCGATAGAGAAATACCGAGGATACAGTATTATTAACACTTGCGAGATTGTCAACTATGCATACGGCTTGGAATTAGACTATGCAACAGATGACATTGCAATTTCCGCTTTGTTGGCTCAACTTTCTGAGCTTTTACACTCAGAAGCGAGAACTTCAAAAATGAGAATCATCATTGAAAACGCAAGAGATTGGGCTTTCGATGACTTAGACTGCTTTTATGAATGGTATGACGAATACGGAAGGTGAGAATTATGAACTTATATGAAACGACCGAAACGGCAAAACAGTTAATGCAGTTGTTTGAGGATGGCGATATTCCCGAAGATGCTGTCAATGATACTCTTGAGGGTATCGGAGTGCAGGACAAGCTTGAAGATTACTGCAAGGTAATCAAATCTTTTGAGTATGACTCAGATAATATCGACAGAGAAATCGAAAGACTCAAATCAGCTAAGGAACGCACGCAGAAAGCTATCAACAGGCTCACGAAAGCAGTTACCGAGTATCTTGCAACTACGAAGAGCCGTAAAGCAACGGCAGGTACATTTGCTTTATCGTTGAGAAAATCAAAGTCGATTCAGATTACCGATGAAAGCAAAATTCCTGAAAAATTCATCGTTACCAAAACAACAGTTAAGACTTCCCCCGACAAAACCGCAATTAAGAAATTTCTTAAAGAAAACGAGGAAAATGCGGTTGAAGGTGCGATGCTTGTTGTCAACGAAAATCTTCAAATTAAGTGAGGTGTGATAAGTGTCAACCTACGAAAAATTGCTCTCAATTCAAACCGAACTGAAAGCACCAAAATCACAATACAATAAATTTGGCGGTTACAGTTATCGTAACTGCGAAGATATCTTAGAGGCACTCAAACCTCTGCTGAAACAGCATAATGCAACGGTGCTGTTGACCGATGAAATTGAAAACATCGGTGACCGTTTCTATGTTAGAGCGTACGCAACTTTTATTGACATTGAAAATGGGGAAAAAATCACAGTTTCAGCTCTTGCAAGAGAAGAACTTTCAAAAAAAGGAATGGACTCTTCTCAGGTCACAGGCTCAACATCATCGTATGCAAGAAAATATGCTCTGAACGGACTCTTTTGCATTGATGATACAAAGGACTCTGACACTCTTAATAACAATAAAGAGTACACAGCAACACCAAAGGCACAAAAACAGCCCACAAAGCCTGTACAGCCACAAAAACAGGCAAGTAGTGTAATTATATGCCCTGTATGCGGAAAGCCTGTACAGCCTGCCAAAGCGAAAGACGGAAACGGTTACATTCCTGCCGATGTAATCATTAAGCAATACGGTAAATGCTCTAACTGCGTGAAGGCAGAAAGGCATCCTAATGCTTAACAGGGTAGTGTTACAAGGACGGACAACCCATCATCCCGAATTGACTCATACAAAGAAAGGAACGGCTATACTCCGTTTCAGTATAGCCGTGAATGGCATCAATTCAACAAGCTTTTTTGACTGTTTTATGAAAGGTAAAGATGCCGAATCTCACGAACTGATGGGTAAAGGCACAGAGGTTTTCATTGTAGGGCAACTGATGCAAAGAAGGTATAAGCGAAAGAATGGCGAAAATTCGTTTAAGACGGAAGTTTTTGCCGAGGAATGTAATTATATTACTTTCTCAGATTGTGACGGTACAGGGCAAAATACGGCAAGAAATGAGGTGATATACGGTGGTTGAAGGATTCATTATTTTTCCTCGATGGATGTACTCAGACGGAGTGCTGAACGGTGACCGTGACTACTGGTCGGTATGGTCTTATTTGATGTTCAATGTCAATTATTTTGACACGCAAATCATCATCAAGAATGAAGTTTTGACAGTGCATAAAGACCAAATTTTCACAACCCGAAGAAAGATTTCAGAGGCAATCGGAGTGTCCGAAACTAAGGTTGACAAGGCTTTGAAACTCTTTGAAAAAGTCGGTTACATAAAAATGAAGTCGGACAGACGAGGACGGCTTATTTCCTTGACTTTTGAGGAATTGCAAACCAAACCGCATACAACACCCTCACAAGAAAATGTCAACTATTGTACTGATACAGCACAATCTACCGACAATCAAGAGTGTTGCAACGCAGACGGCGAAACACCGCATAACAATGCGGAATTTGGCGGTTTTGAAACTAAAACAAAACCGAAACAAAGCCGAAACAAAGCCGAAACAAAACCAAAACAAAACCAAAACGCATACACAAAAGAAATAAATAAAGAAATAAATAAGGGAAATAAAAGAAATAAAGATATATTGTCGAGCAATCTCGATACCGTGAAATCTGTTGTCGATTACCTCAACGAAAAGTGCGGAACGAAATACAAACACTCGTCAGCGGAAACACAACGGTTGATTGTCGCAAGGCTCAATCAAGGTTTCAGCCTTGAGGATTTTAAACAAGTGATTGACAATAAGGTTGCCGATTGGGGCAATGACTCGCAGATGTCGAAATTCCTCCGACCGCAAACGCTGTTCAGCAATAAGTTTGAGAGTTACCTCAATCAGTCATCGTCAGTCTTCAATGTTGAACAGACTAAACCATCGTACAACATCGAAGACCTCGAAAAAATAAATCTGTTGGAAGATTTTGCGTAGCGAAAAAAATAGGAGTCACAAATTTCATGAAAGGAATTTGAAAATGCCAACTAACTGGGATGCAGTCAACGCACAATGTCCATTCTATTTGACGGAAACAATCAACACGATTACCTGCGAGGGGATTATCGGTCAGACCGATGTACACGGCTTTCACTTGCGTGCGGTCAAGGCAGAACACAAAAACAAGTTTTGCAACCGCTGTTTCAAGCGATGCAAATATTACATCGCATTGATTGATGAAAAATATCCCGAAGAAAAACCTTCAACGAAAAAAAGATGAAAAATCTACGGTGCGTGAAATGTGGCAGAGAGTTTTACTCTGCGACAATTCAGAGATGCAAATTTAGCAAATCGGGAGCGTTAGTGTGTATGTACTGCTGTCAGCGGAACTGCAAATACGCACAACCGCATCCAAACGGAGTGAGGTGTGGATACAACAATGCAAAGCAAATACAACAACCGTAAAGTCCGTTGTTGGGGAGAAACCTTTGACAGTATGCTTGAGTGTGAGAGATACAAGTATCTCAAGGCTCTTGAACAGCAGAAAGTCATATCAAACCTACAGAGGCAAGTAAAATATGTCCTCTTGCCCTCTCAGAAGGATTCTAAGACACAAAAAACAATCGAGAGGGAAATTACATACCTTGCCGATTTCGTTTATAAGAAAGGCTCTCAGACGATTGTAGAAGATGTCAAGGGAATGAAAACAGATGTCTACAAGATTAAGCGAAAGCTGATGCTTTATTTTCACGGCATCCGAATCAAAGAAGTTACAAAGGAAGTGAAAACATGGGCAGTTTAGAAAATAACGAGTCGATATCCAAAGAACAGTTGATGTTTGAAAAGTGTAAGGGCGATGTTAAGATACCGCCATTTGATGCACTCAAGGCACAAGCAAGACTAAAGAAAAGTGTGTTTAATCGTTTTCAGTCGATAATGTCGGCATACAATCTGACTGGCATTAATTTTTACAAGTTTCTTGGTCGAGGATATCAACTTAACCTGCCATATCTTACGATGCAGGACATCACATACGCACTCAAAGTTACACCGTCATATCTTCTCTGTATTGACGATGTGAACAAGTTTGATGAGTACAGGGCAGGATATATATCACTTGGTGATATCTTGCACTACATATACGAAGAAAATATGATGTCTGATGTTGACTTGGCAAAGGTACTTGAATGCTCGACAACATCACTCGGTAAGGTAAGGCACGATGGTGTCCTTCCTGCAAGGAAATTCATCTATAACCTTGCAAAGCAGTTTAGTCTTGACATTAATAACCTTTACGGTTATTTCAAAAAATAATTTAGAAGGAGAAAAACAATGAAAAATCAATTAAGAATCACATTTGACAGCAATGATAACTGTGAGGTAGAAATCCACAGTTTGTCAGGAGCAGAACTTATAATAGCTATCAATGAATTAATTATCAGCGTTAAGAAGTGTTCTGAGAAGTGCGGTGTTTCAAAGAATAGCAAGACACTCAACAGATACATTCAGACGGCTGTCGACAGAGCATTAAACGGAGAACATTTCACTTCGGAAGAAGATGTTGCAACAGAGATGCTTAAAGATGCCTTCAAGGAACTGATTAATGACCTTGAGGCAAAATCAAAACACGAAACCGAGAAAGGAGAAAAAGATGAAAAAGATGAAGAATAAGAATCCGCTCAAGATGAATCTCAACAGAGAATCAAAACCGTTTCTCATCGTCAAGAAAGTTAATGACAATGAGGCTATAAGCGACATTGAAAATATCGACTCAGAATTTGAATTGATGTCGTTGACAATCTCAGCTGTTGCCACATCTATCGTTGTTGCAAAAAAAGAGGGATATACAGGCTATGCTAAAAAACTTGCTAAAGTCATCAACCATATGGTTGACAATTCTCTTTTTGATTTTATAAAAGAGGTGTAAACAATGAAAAGAATGCTCAACAGGATATCTGACACATCTGTGTACAGATATTCAACAGGATTTACGATTGCTGTGTTATCAGCATTAAAGTCAACACTGATGTGGGTACTTGAGAAAGGCTCTCTGTTCCTCGGCATCACCGCTATTATAGCGGTGACTGCCATTGACAGCCCTGCTTACAGATTTATTGTGCTGTTAGCGTATGTTTTCATTGCACCGATTTATGCGTTTTTCTCTCTTCGCAGAAAGGAGCATCACAAATGAAGGCTAATTGGAAAGCACGCAATAAGCAGTACAATGGCCGCCAAAAGGGTGAAATCTTCGATGTAGGCATTGGCTACGGTCTTGAATTAGCATCGGTTGTACTCAATCATTATTTTGGCTTTGGTGCAAAGAGATTGTATCAGCTTAATATTGAGGCTCTTCATTACATCCATAAGATGAAAGATGATGCAGAGCAGTACACCGAAGAATACAAGGATAATGTCGAGTATGGCTCAATTAAGATGCATAGAGAGTTTGACAAGATTATGGCTCTCAAGCATCACGGCATTGATTATGGCCAAAAGCTGAAAAATACAATCGACAGCGGAAGTTATCTAAATACAGAAATTGAGGTGGATTAAATGAGTAAAGAAGAAAAACCAATCTTGAACTTGCAGAAGGGTTGTCCGTTTTGTGGTAACATGGACTTAGTCTCAGGATACAACCCGACTCAGAACGAGGTGAAAATCGCTTGCAAGGATTGTGGATATTTTATTACTTTCAAGCAAGCACCGCCTATGTATGTGCCATATTTAGCAGAGAAAGTATGGAATTTAAGAGCCGATGAGGAAAAGCCAACAGCGGAAAATACAGAATCAACAGCGGAGGTTATCTTATCAGAACTCAAGGATATTAAGTCATATGTAGCTGAACTGGTAGGATATAGTCTTGAAAAATGATAGACTCTGAAAAAATCAAAAAAGCGTTAGATGCAATGGATAACGCAGACCTGCAAAAAGAATATAACCCTATTGCAAGCCAAAAACATATGGAAATGATGTTGAAAACAGCAAGACCATATCTATACAGAAAATACAAGGAGTGGCAGAAAGAAAATGTCAAAAATGATTGATTGTTCAAAAACAGCGAATTATCTTAGTGAAAAACTAAGAATGACGAAAAAAACAAAGACTGGATTATGCAAAACTAAGTGTAGTGACTGTCCTTTGTGCGGTGATAACAACGGTGAAGGTTTATCGTGTCCAATCTTTGAAATGTATTATCCCAAAAAAGCAATTGAAGCTGTTCAGCGGTGGAGCGATGAGCATCCACCGAAAACTTATTTGTCCGAATTTCTGAAACATTACCCAAATGTTCAGCTTTATGATGCTGGAATACCTAAAGGCATATGTCCATATCATTTAGGGCTTATGAGCAAAGATAATTGCAGAAAAGACCATTACTGTCTTGGATGTTGGAATCAGTCTATTAAGGATGGTGAAGAGTGATGGAAATTATGTATAACGAAAAAACAGGAAAGTTTGAGCCTGCTAAAAAGCCATATAAGACCATTGAAATCAAATACGAAACCGAAGAAGACTACAACAATTTTGAAAAAATACTTGAGTTAAGTAAGTCAAGAAAGCCTATTTTGGTCGATGGACAGGTTATCCGTTATGTGACTACATATGAGTGTCCTAACTGCGGAAGGCAATTCACAGGAAAAGGCATAGCAAATTACTGCTATAATTGTGGGCAGAGGTTTGACTGGTCTGGCAAAATGGAGTGTGAAAACAATGATTGAAAAAGAATTAAAAATCCGTGATATTTGCGGTGACTATGCTTTGGATATACCGTTCGCAGACGGTAGTGTAAACACGATATACTTTAATTCAAAACGAAATGCCGAAACAGTTAAGCATATTATCGAAGTTGACGGTAGTAAACCCAATCATGCTACGGTGTGTGAAATGGAAGAAATCAGGCACGGAAAGTGGGAACACGACAGCGGGGATGTCGGCTATACAAATTATTTATGTTCTGAGTGTAAAAATTTTTTCACTTTTTACGAGGGCTTTGATTTGTATCCATACTGCCCTTATTGCGGTGCAAAAATGGATAAGGAGTGTGAAGAGTAATGGCATTCCCCGAAAAACTCAAAGCGTTAAGACTTGAAAATGGATTAACGCAGGATGAACTGGGCGAAAAGCTCTACTTGAGCAGAACAAGTATATCTTACTATGAGCAGGGAAAATTTGAGCCTAATATCGAAACCATAATAGCTGTAGCGGATTTATTTAACATCACAACAGATGAATTGTTGAAGTGAGAAAGGGACAAAGATGATACTAAAAAATAAAATCAAAATAACTGGGATGGAAAAACTTAAGCCTTGCCCGTTTTGTGGCCATGATGCAGAAGTACGAATGCTCAAATATTCGACAGGTTTCTATAATTACGAAATCTATTGCCCACACGAATACAAATGTTATTTATTTGGTGCAGTTGAAAAAAACTTCGATTCAGCAGAGGATGCCGTAAGAGCGTGGAATCAGCGTGAAGAAAGTGAGTAAAACAAAATGAAAAATATTAAAATTTTGACAGCAAATGGTACAGTAAATGATTGCTTTAAGATTGAGCCAAACAGACACAGCGACACAGACTTAGCTTGGCTCACCGAATTAGCAAATAAGTTTACTGCGGAAGAGTTACAAACAATGTATGACTCGATTAAAGCACGCAGAGAAAAAGATGATGCGGAATTGTTCATCGACAAGGCTGTTGAAAAGCAGATACCTATTTCCCCCTCAAACAAAGCCTATTGTCGCTCTTGCGGTTCTAAGCTTTTGGGGAGTGAAAACTTTTGTTCCAATTGCGGTCAAAAGCTGAATTGGAAAGGAAAAGAATTTGATTTGCTCTTCGATGATTTGACCGATGAATTGAACTTAATTGAAATCGAAACATCCGTCCCAAAGGTGCTGATTTATCCGAATCTCATCTATTTTGAACAGTGAAGGAGAAAAAATGATTGTGAGATTTGAAAATTGCGATTGTATGAGATTGCTCAACGGGTTGCCATCGTCAAGCATTAGCCTCATTGTAACTGACCCACCCTACAAAACAACGGCAAAAGGAAACACAGGAACGAGCGGTGGAATGTTCAAAAAAGCAATCAATAAAGCAGGACAAGTATTTGAATACAACGATATTGATTGTACAAGATATGCTCCTGAATTTTACAGAGTGTTAAAAGAAGGGGGGGCATTGTTATGTTATGACTAATCATATCAATCTTATACATATGCTTAATGTATTTTGTTCGTGCGGTTTTCACTTTGTTAAATCGCTTATATGGAACAAACAGAATAAAATTATGGGTCTATATTATATGTCACAGTATGAGTACATCTTATTTTTCCGCAAAGGTAAAGGAAAAAAGATAAATAATTGTGGCACAAGTGATATTTTAACCGTTCCATCGAAAAAGATAAAAGGCAAGGACGGAAAAAATCTTCATGACACAGAGAAACCCGTTGAATTGATGCAAATCCTTGTTGAAAATTCATCAAAAGAGGGGGAATGGGTTCTTGACCCGTTTGCAGGTATCGGAGCAACCGCATTAGCTTGTCAAAACACAAACAGAGATTTTATAGGGGCAGAAATTGACCCAAAATATTATGAAATTGCAAAGGAGAGAATAAAAAATGAAATCAGTAATGAAAATTAAACTTGATGACGGTGCAAAAATGCCTAAAAAGGCACACGCAACAGATGTTGGATATGACATCTTTTCCCCGATTGATGTAGTTGTACCTGCTCACAGGAGTGTATTTATTGACAGCGGAGTACACATTCAGATTCCGATTGATATTGCAGGAGTTCTGATATCGAAGAGCGGATTGAATGTCAAGCACGGTATTACCTCAACAGGATTGATTGACCCCGATTACACAGGCTCTATCGGTGTTAAGCTGTACAACAACAGCGGTACAGATTATCGTATCACCGCAGGAGATAAGATTAGTCAGATAATGTTTATTCCATATATAACAGCTTTTTTCAAAGTAGAAGACAGCCTTGATGACACGGAAAGAGGCGATGGTGGCTTTGGCTCAACAGGTAAATAACTGCTGTTATAACTGCTCAGAGAGGCATCTGAGATGCCATAGCAATTGCGAAAAGTACAAAATATTTAAAGAGGATGTACGGAAGAGAAATAATTACATATGGGAGCATATCGAATCACAGAACGCTCTTGCAAGCAGTATTATAAGTCGCAATCTAAGGAAAAATAAAAATCGCAGATAAAGCAAAAAGAGCATCTCGTTTTGAGATGCTCTTTTTGTTCTGCCATAGGAGGGTGAGAGTATTGCATTTATATCAAGAAGGTAGTTGTAGAAAGGCAGGACGGACAGCCTGTTAATTGTTGTTGTGTTTCAACATCCACAATTGAAACACACTGAAAGATGGTGTTGTCGAATGCCCTGCCGAAATCACGCAAACAAGTCATCGGACAACCTCTGTCCGTCCGAGTCATCAGATGATGACAAACAATGAAAATCACAACAGGAAAAGGACTCCTGCTAATTTAATTATAACACATCCATCTCAAAAAGTATATGTTTGAAAGTTTATTTTTTGAGGTTAGTATTTCAATGAAAAAAAGCACATAATTAAGTCACTCACAAGGTAACATAACGAAAGCGAAGTGATGGAATTGAACCCCGAAGTTATCGTGTCGCTTGTGTCCCTCACAGGCACGGTTATAGGCTCTCTCTGCGGTGTGTTGGCGAGCAATCGTATGTCAAGCTACAGGATTTCAAAGCTTGAAGAAAAGGTTGAAAAGCACAACAATCTGATTGAGAGAACATACAAGATTGAACAGCACAACGCTGTTGTTGACGAGGAAATTAAGGTTGCCAATCATCGGATTGAAGACCTCGAAAAAATCAGCGAAAGGAAAGATTGAAAATGAAAAAAATCTTCACAAAAGAATGGGCGAAAGCTACGGCGGTCAGAGCTATTAAGACTGTCGCACAGACTGCGGTTGCAACAATCGGTGTGTCTGCTGTGATGACGGATGTAAACTGGATTGCGGTAGGCTCGGCATCTCTGCTTGCAGGTGTATTGTCTGTCTTGACAAGCGTTGCAGGACTGCCCGAAGTATCAGAAAGCGAGGAGTAACAATGGCAAAATATCGTAAAAAACCTGTTATTATTGAGGCATATCAGACTGACAAAGAAATGATTATTCCAACGCTTGAAGGTGATATGCACGCAAGCGTTGGGGATTACATTATCACAGGTGTAAACGGTGAGAAGTACCCGTGTAAACCCGATATTTTCAAAAAAACTTACGAGAAAGTGAAGGAATAATTACGACAAATGCAAATTTTATTGAGCTTGCAATCTCAGAGGTACGCAAGTATGTTTTAAACCACTTAGATAAGTCAGATGTTATACCTATTTTTGACATTTTTGTTGTGTGGCCATGTAAGACTTTGCAAAACCACAAATGCCTTATCAGCACAACATTACCCGATGGTATGTACTACGAATGCACATACAATGGCTATAAAAACGAAATGTATCTTGACGCATACAAAAAGTTTGAAAACAAAAAATTATTTGCGAAAGTGAGGAATAGTAATGAAAGTTACTGCTATTGATGTCAGCTACTGTCAGACGAATGTTGACTACAACAAAGTCAAGAACAGCGGTATTGATGCTGTGATTATCCGTGCAGGATTCGGTAAAGAAACCTATCAGAAAGACTCTGAATTTGAAACGCATTACAGGAACGCTAAGAAGGCAGGTCTTGCGGTCGGAGTATATTGGTATTCCTATGCCTATTCTGTTGCAGAGGCAAAGCAGGAGGCTAAGGTATGCCTTGCGTGCATTAAAGGTAAAACGCTTGAATTACCTGTATATTACGACCTCGAGGAGAGCGGTCAGACAAGGCTCGGTATGTCTGCTCTGACAAACATTGCAATTGCTTTTTGTGATGCTATCAAATCGGGCGGTTACCGTGCAGGAGTGTACAGTAATCTTAACTGGCTCAACAATCACCTTGATTATGAAAGGCTCAGGAGTAAGTACAGTATTTGGCTTGCACAGTGGTCATCATCCCCAAGTAAAAGCTGTGATATCTGGCAAAATGCCGATAACGGCAGAATCACCGGTATCAGCGGTAATGTTGACACCGATATCATCATGAATAAAAACATTATCAAATCAAAATCAGAGGTGAAGGAAGAAATGATTAAGAAGGGTTTAACAAACAATGCTATCCTTGCGTACAAAAAACAGCTTTTGAACCTGTATAATGCAGGCATCATCAAGACTAAGGTTGACTCATCTGCAGGTTTCGGTGACGGAACAGAAAAGGCTGTCAGAGAAGTACAGGCTCTGGCGAAAATCAAGGTTAACGGTGAGGTTGGAGTCAACACAATCAATGCAACCGCAAAGCTGATGAACAATTATGTCAGCAAGCTAAAAACTAAAATTTCAAACGCAAAAAAGGCTCTGTCATAATTGACAGATGCCCAGAGATGCTGTATAATATGAAACACGGAAGTTTGTTTTTTTAATTTCTACTGTGGTAGATTAGTTTTTTTATCCTTTCTTCCGTAAAGATGACCTCGTTTATGTCATAGTGTGCGAGGTCATCTTGCTTGCCTATCAACACGCAAAAAGTGCGTGCTGTTTAAATCGTCTTCATAATTTCCTATATATTTACTATTTAACTATGCAGGAAAGGCACACCATAAACGGTGTGCCTTTTTTGTTTTTTTATGACTGTTCTGCTGACTGTTCTGCGATTTGCAGAAGTTTTTCAATAACTAACTTTTCAACATAAATCGGTGGGTTATGTTTTCCCGACTCCCAATCTTGCACGGTACGATACGGAATAAGTAACAAATTCGTCATTGCTCGCTGTGTTAATCCTGCTTTAATGCGTGCCTCTTTGATTGTCATAATGTTTTCTCCTTTTCGTTTTTTATTTTGCGTGCCTATCGGGATTGTGACCGTCTGGCCGTCCGCATTACCCGACCCGAAGGTCGGCCACTCTGCGATTTATTTAGAATTAATATATCCACATTTCAAATTACTGCAAAGACGATTAGATACTTCCTGCAAATACTCTTTTGTTGCAATCGTGATTTCATTGATGATTCCGTTGTAATCTCTTGCAACAATTTCCTTGCTTGCTACTCCGAAATTGACATTATTGATATTTTCAAATTCAATAACCAACTTGTCTACATTTTCGCCAATTGCGGAATTTGTCCATCTTCTGAGATGACTGATGTTATTCAGTACAAACTCGCCTTCGTTACTCTCAACCAAGTTTAGAATTTCTTTTTTCATAGTGTTTGCTCCTTTTTTTGTCTGTGGGTGTTGCCCTGTGTTTTGATTTGTTGATTATAATATACTACACGGATTTCGTGTTATCAATACTTTTTTAAAAAAACTTAAAATTTTTTCGGGTGGGATGAGGCTGATAGGCTCAGCTGCTTTTGCTATCGCATTTTTCGTTAATTACTTACATTCAATACTATCAACTATTGATTTAAGTGCTGTTAATCTGCTTGAAAGATTTTCTAACGCTTCGAGGTCTGCAAATATACCGCCTAATTCGTCAAGCGTTATATACTCGTCTATCATTTCGTTTATTCTTTTTGCATAAATTCTTGTTAATGCTGTTACATCATTCGTGTTCATACCGTTGTCTCCTCTTCACCTAAATAATTATGTTGCATTTCGTTCCACCTGTTTACTGCGACTCTTACACTTGTATAATTGCCTGTGCAATCGCAAGCGGGGGTTGAACAATAAACAGCCCAATAGTCTTTATTATCACCAAAAAGACCTCTCTCGGACGCAATAACAATTTTTCTATTCCCACAATGCTTACATGGTAATAATATGTCTTTGTATTTTTCGGTGTAATACTTTGCTTTTTCAAACCGCTTTGCCATTACTTACTCTGCTCTCTTTCTTTTTTATAACTCAACCATAAATGAATAAGATTTTAACAAGATTGCGTCACATACAGCATTAAAATCTTCAAAACGAATATTACTGCTATGCTCGCAAATATCAGTTGCTATTTCTACAATATCATCACTTGTAATATCTTCTTTTTTTGTCTTAGCAAGCATATTGCTATATTCTTCATTGTTGCCATTTGTGTACCACGCTCTTTCGATGCATAAAGCTCTTAATGCATCGCTTGATAATCTTCTAACAACTTTATAACCGTATTTCATTTTATTACCTCTTTCTTTCTGCCCGTCAAGCCGTTAGCTCAGCTTTTAATTATATGCCGTGCTTATAGTGTTTTCGTTGATATATACTGCTCTATATGTTTCATCACGGGGTCAAATATCGTGACTGTCGCATATTGCATTGTTTTATGTACTGTGTATGTGGGTGTGCTTATTATTATCATTTCGCCACCATTCTGCCGTTCTACCCACTTTTTCAAGCGGTCAATTTCTTTTCTGAGTGTATCGGCTGTTTCGTAATGTGAATACTTTGCAATTTCTATTGTGTAGCCTTCCGCCGCATTTTCATTTTTACCGCATAAATTATAATTGTATTCTGCACGGCTCATAAGCTTTTTAACATATTTTGGTATTTTCATTGTTTACGCCCTTTCTTTAAATGTTTCGTTTTGGCACATTAAGGGCGGTGTGAACCGCCCCTTGCGTTACTCTGCGTTGTTGTGTTCTATTTCAAGTATTCTTTCTCTTACTTCTGCAAACTGCTCGTTATACACATTCAATCGGTATTGACAAATGCAGTTATCTCTTCCATACTCTTTTTTTGTTCTATCGTTTATTTCTTCTTCGTGTTCTATATTTCTAAGTAATATTTCATAAGCCATACTTAAAAGCTGATGTTCTGTCATTGTTTTCAATTCTTTCATTGTTGTGTACCTCTTTCTTTCTGCCCGTCAAGCCGATAGCACAGCGATTAGATGTTATGCCAAGAGTGATTGTTTTTGTGTGATTTTCTCACTTCCGAAGAGTTCACGGATTTCATCAAGACTGAAGGTTTTTTTACTCTTCTTCTTGTAATCTTCGTTGTGAAAATACCACGCTGTTTTCTTTTTCGAAAATCTGAATTTCAAGGCTTTCAACTGTTCACGGCAGTTATATGTGTTGCCTGTTACCCATACCCAATTACCGCAGATTTCAATTTCAATTCCCTGCAGTTTAACAAGTTCATTGATAATGTTTTTGAACTCTTCGGGAGTTTCTTTTACTTCTTCGGAAGTTTCGTACACTTTACCGTCTGCGGTTGATTTTGAGTTTTTGAGGATTGCAAAGAGTCTGTCATATTCAGCATTGATTTCTTGCATTTCTTCCGTTGTTCCGCCACAGTCAGGATGATGTGCCATTGCAAGTTTTTTGTACTGCTTTTTGAGTTCTTCAAGTGTTTTTGGATTGCTAAACCATTTTGTGTTTGTCATAGTGTTTAATCTCCTTTTGTTTTTTTGGAGGTTTCCCTCTGTTGTGACTATAATAGCACGAATTTCGTGCCTTGTCAATAGCTTTTTTGAATTTTTTTTGAAAAAATATTTATTCGCTGTCCGTTCGCTGACCGTTCGCCGTGTGCGGTTAGCGAATTTTTTTTTGCTTATATAGTATTTAATTTAAACATTATAGTGCAAAAGAGGTGTGGCAATGTCATCAAATAAATATCCGTGGGCTGAAATAGAGCAAGAGTACATTAACGGTTTGGAACAGTTTGAAATCCGCAAGAAATATGGTATGGCAGAGTCAACCCTGCGTAGGCATATAGACGAGTACGGTCTGCGTGAGAAAAGACAAAAAATGACACAAAATGTCTACAAAAAAGCTACTGAACAGATTGAAAAGCAAAAAGTCAACAAAATGACGAAACTCATTAAAGCCTCAGATAAGATGGATGATTTAATCCTTGATTTTTTGAGGAGAGAGGGCGAGGAGTCAAACGGCTATGATGTTATCCCACCGATGCAGACTAAAGACCTGCAGAGCCTGTCAAGAGCGTTGAAAGATGCCGTAGAAGTCAAACAGAATCTACACGGCATTATCGGAAGACTTGAGGCTGAACGGCTTGCCCTTGAGCGTGAACGGCTTGCCCTTGAGCGTGAGAGACTCAAAGCACAACAGGACAAAGACAATATAGAGCCGACTATGTTTGCTCTCTCAGATGAGGCAGAGAGGTACGCAGAATGACAAAGATTAACTATTTAGGTGTACCAAATGACAAGCAAAGACAATTCTTGCTTGCAAAGCAGAAATATGTTGCGTATGGTGGAGCGAGAGGCGGAGGAAAATCCTTTGCTGTGCGAATGAAAGCTAAATTACTGTGTGCGAGGTACGCAGGAATTAAGATACTTATTGTGCGTAGGACTTACCCCGAATTACTCAACAACCACATTAACACGCTAAGGGCAGAGTTAGCTGGCATCGCCCGATACAACACACAGGACAAGATTTTTACATTTCCGAACGGCTCAACGATAAAATTCGGCTACTGTAAAAACGATGCTGACTTGCAACAGTATCAAGGAGCAGAATTTGATGTGATTTTCATTGACGAGGCTTGTCTGCTTTCAGAACACCAAATCAAAGCTATTACGGCTTGTTTGCGTGGTGTCAACAATTACCCGAAAAGAATATATTACACGCTCAACCCAGGGGGACAGAGTCACGGTTATTTCAAACGGTTGTTCATTGACCGCAAATTTGGTCAGTATGAGCAGGCTGACGATTACTGCTTTATACAGTCGCTTGTCACCGATAATAAAGCGTTAATGGAAAGTCAGCCTGAGTATATACAACAGCTTGAGGCATTGCCCCCGAAACTCCGTGATGCTTGGCTATACGGTAGATGGGATGTCTTCGAGGGTATGTTTTTTGAAGATTTTCGCACAGAGGTTGATGTTGCAGAGGCACACAAGCTCGGCTTATCGCCTGAGGATGCTCTCAAATACGGCAGATACACAAATGTGATAGAGCCGTTCGATATACCGCAAGAATGGCGAGTATATAGAGCATATGACTTTGGTTACGGTAAACCATTCGCAATGCTGTACATAGCTGTTGACTATGACGGAAGAGCGTATGTTATTGACGAGTATTACGGATGCACGGCAACACCAAACGAAGGTGTCAAGTGGCAACCCTACAAGCAATTTGAAATGCTGTCTGAATACGAACACACACAGCCACAGCTTGCAGGTCGGGATATTCAAGGAGTGGCAGACCCAGCAATTTGGGACGGCTCAAGAGGCGAGTCTGTCAACGATGTAGCCGAAAAATACGGTATTTACTTTGACAAAGGACAGAATGACCGTATTGCGGGATGGATGCAGATGCATTACCGTTTTGCTTTCGATGAAGTCGGCAAGCCGATGCTTTATGTGTTCAGCAACTGCAAACACACAATAAGGACTCTGCCCCTTCTTATGTTTGATGAGACAAAAAAAGAGGACTTGGACACAAGCCAAGAAGACCATATAGCCGATGCGTTGCGGTACTGGTGTATGTCCAGACCGATAGCACCTGCACGCAAGATTGAACCGAAGATACCACAGCCGAATCCGCTGTCGGAAGATAACGAAAGGAAGAATTACTTATGGCATTAAGACGAAAAAAAAGACGAGAAGAAAAGGAACGCAGACAGGCACAACAGCAGACAGAACTGCAGAGAACGCAGTCTGCTCCCGACAACCGTATTTTGTGGACTCAAGACGAGCGAAATCGGCTTGAACATATGCAGAACGGCTCAGAATTGCCACAGGATGACACAACAACCGAGCAGACAACGCAGATGTCATCTGATGACAATGCACCTACACAAGGCATTGTAGGCGGTACTACAACAGAGGCAAAAGCCGTGTTGAATCCTGTTGTAACTGAGCGTACAGTCTTACAGGCATATGACCGATTAATGCGGTACAAGACCTACAAGACAAGCCTTGACAGACGAATCAAAGCAAATGAAGATTACTGGAAACTCCGTCAATGGGATTACTATGACCACAATGGCAACAAGAAAAAAGGTGACAACGAGGTCGCAACAGCTTGGCTGTGGAACTGTATTGCATCTAAGCACGCAGACTTGATGGACGGTTATCCCGAATCAAACATCAGACCTAAGCGTGAAGATGATGTGGAAGAGGCTGAAAAGCTCAAGAGTATTCTCCCTGTTATCTTCGAGGAAAACGATTACGAAAACACATACTCAGAACTTGCCAATTACATACTTAAACAGGGAGTTTGTTGTGCAGGAGTCTTTTGGGACGGTACTAAGCACGATGGACTCGGTGACATATCAGTCGAGAAAATCGACATACTCAATCTGTTTTGGGAGTCAGGTGTCACAGACATACAGGATAGCAAAGAGGTGTTCCATACTTCGCTTGTGGATAATGAATCACTTGTCAAGCAATATCCACAGCTTGAAGGTAAACTCAACAGCCACAAGGTTATATCAGACCAGTATCGTACAGATGATGCCATCGACACAGACGGTAAGACAACCGTTGTAGATTGGTTCTATAAGCAGTCAGATAGCAACGGCAATCAGGTCTTGCATTATTGTAAGTTTGTAGAGGGTACTGTACTCTTTGCAACCGAAAACGATGCCGAAAACTATCCGAATGGTTGGTATGACCACGGACTCTATCCCTTTGTTGTTACTCCTCTCTTCCCTGTTGAGGGCAGTATTGCAGGATACGGATACACCGACATTGGCAGAGGTGACCAACACGCAATAGATGTGCTTACACAGGCTATGCTTACTAATGCGAGAGTAACAAGCAAGCCGAGATACTTCGTCAAGACCAACGGAGCGGTCAACGAGGCTGAGTTTGCTGATTGGAGCAAAAACTTTGTACATACAACAGGTAGTCTTAACGATGACTCAATCATGCCGATTACAACCTCACCAGTACCGACATTTGTTGTCAATATGAGGGAAAACCTCATAGCTGAGATGAAGGAAACACTCGGTAACCGTGATGTGAACAATGGCGGTAGCACTTCGGGAGTCACCGCCGCCTCGGCTATTGCGACAATGCAGGAGCAGAGCGGTAAGATGAGCCGTACTCATAATAAGATTATGTACACGATGCACCGCAAAATCACAAATATGGTCATTGAATTAATCCGTCAGTTTTACGATGTACTCAGAGAGTACCGCATTACAGGCAAATACGGACAAGAAAAATTCGTACAGTACAACAACGCAGGACTCAAACCGCAGAAACAACCGAGCATTCTCGGCAGAGATATGGGACTCAGACTGCCTTGCTTTGATATAGAAGTAACCGCACAAAAAGCCTCACCATACACGAAAATGGAGCAAAACGAACTTGCGATACAGTTGTACAACCTCGGTGTGTTCTCTCCTCAGAATGTAGATATGTCATTAATGCTGTTACAGACTATGGATTTCGCTCATAAGGATGAAATCATACAGATGATAATGCAAAACGGCACGATGTTTAATAAGTATCAGCAGTTACAGAAGATTGCGTTCAACCTTGCACAGCAGGTAGATATGCAGAATGGCACGCAGATGGCTGAACAGCTTGCACAGGCGATTCTCGTTGAAAATGGAAACAATTCCGAAGAACCGAGCGGTAATCTCTCTGTTGATGGCATTACAACAGACGATACATCCGAAAGGTCATTTATGACGAATGCAAGGGAAAAAGCACAGGCATCAACTCAGGTTAATCAGTAGTAAGGAGAATACTATATGCTCAAAGTTAAAGTTGACATTAAGAATTACACCGTAACAATGAGAGGTCACGCAGATTTTGCTGAAAACGGCAAGGACATTGTGTGTGCAGGAGCATCAACGCTCTTGTACACACTTGCAAACACGCTTGAAGAATTTCGCACAGCTATGACAGAATCACCGTCATTTACTATCAGCGGTGAGGGCGAGAAACAGCGTGTTACATACAGGTGCAAGCCTAATGAGGAATACGAGCCTAATGTGCAGTTAGTCTTCATGACTGTTACAACAGGCTTTAATCTGCTTGCCGAAAACTATCCCGACAACATTAAACTTACCGTTATTTAACTCTTTCCCAACTCTTTCCCAAAGTTTCTAAGGTTTCTAAGCACCCGATTATGGGTGCTTTTTTTATGCTCAAAATAACATTTTGCTGATGACCGCAAAATGTTCAATTCGTAAAAATGGGTGTTTTTTACGAATTGCAAAATTTTTTATCGTTTTGAAATTGATGGTTTGAGGTGTTTAGTCTTGCAATGCTAAATTGTGAACATAGGCTCGTGACCTTAACCACAGACTTTATATGGAAGGAGATAGCAATGATTAAGACTATCTCAACAGCCGTTGTTACTGAACTTATGTTCCGTTGTTTTAACATTCAGCTTTTCGCTGACGGTGGCGGTGGTGCATCTGCAGGTGCATCCGCAGGAGCAGGAACAGGTGAAGGCTCAACAGGCATTGCAGGAGAAACAACAAACACATCGTTCCCTGCCGATGGCAAAGGCTCTGCACCGAAGATTGTTTACGGTAAGCAGAGTGAAAGCAACACCGAAGTCGGTGCTGTTCCCGAAGAAAAGCCGAAAATGACTTTTGCCGAACTCGTTAAATCTGACGAGTGGAAAGACGATGCCCAGAAGTATATGGACAAAGCCTTTTCAAAGAGATTCAAAGAGCAGGAGTCGCTCAAGGCTGAGAACGCAAGAATGCGTGACATCCTCAACATAGCTAATGTCAGATACGGACTCGATTCCGCATCAGACAGTTTCCTTGATGACCTCAGCAACAGTATTCAGAACGATACGAAACTGTATGAAGATGAGGCACTTGAGGCAGGATTACCTGTTGAGGAATATGTCAAGGTAAAGAAAGCAGAGAGAATTCTTGAAAACAACAAGCGTGAACAGGCAGACAGAGAAAGACAGGCATTCATTAACGAACATTGCAAGAACCTTGTGAGTCAGTCGGATGCAATGAGAGAACAGTTTCCGTCTTTCGACCTTGAAACAGAGATGAGTAATCCTCAGTTTCGCAAGCTCGTTGACCCGCAAGAGTTAGGCGGTATCGGTCTTTCAGTAGACAACGCTTACCGTGTGATTCATTACAAGGATATTCTCAACGCTACTGTGAATAATGCGGTCAATCAGACAGCTATCAATACTGCGAATGCAGTCAAAGCTAACAAAGAAAGACCAAGGGAAAACGGCATGAATCACCGTGCATCCGTCATTGTGAAGGATGACCCGTCACAGTTTACTCTTGATGATTTCAAGCGTATCAAGGAACAGTTTATTAGGACTGGTGTTGCTCCCAAATTCTAACTTTAAAGGAGCATTATTATGTCTAATATTATGTACAATCTTATTCTCCAGCTTTTCGCTGGCGAAACAACCTTAAACGCAAACAAAACATCCGCAAGTGGAATGTCCCCGACAATGAAGACATTCTATGACACTTCCCTTCTCGAAAACGCAAGGGCAGAACTTATCTTCAATCAGTTTGGCGATAAGCAGAAGATTCACGGTAATAAGTGCGAATGGAGAAAATTCAACACATTCCCGAAGGCTCTCACACCGATTACCGAAGGTGTTACACCAACAGGACAGGCTTTCGGCATGACGAAGATTGAAGGTACAACATCACAGCACGGCGATTACACCACAATCACAGACAGACTTGAATATGAGGCATATGACCCGATTATTCAGGGCTGTACAGAAGAGATGGGTGCATCAGCAGGTGCGACTATGGACACTCTCACAAGAAATGTCCTCATTGCAGGTAACTCTGTTATGTACTGTCCGAAGAAGGACGGTACAGTGATTTCAACAAGAGATACACTCACAGCAGATTGTGTTCTCACTCCTGCGGTTGTTAAAAAGGCTGTTACTTGGCTCAAAAAAAACAAAGCACCGAAGATTAACGGAAGCTATGTATGTCTTATCCATCCCTCTGTCGCTCATGACCTTACAGAGTCTGACGAGTGGAAAGAGTACCACAAGTACAATGACACAGCTCCTATCTTCAAGGGTGAAATCGGCGAACTTCACGGTTGCCGTTTCGTTGAGTCAACAGAGTGCAAGATTCACGCACGCAACAAACTCGGCATTGCTACATATGACACACTTTTTCTCGGTGCAAAGGCTTTCGGCATCATTGAACCTGAAAACGAGTCAATGCATATGATTATCAAGGACAAGTCGGAAATCGGCGGTCCTCTCGAACTTTACAGCACAGTAGGCTACAAATTTAGCCACGGTGCTAAGATTCTTTATGAGGAAAGAATCCTCCGTGTCGAGTCAGGCTCTTCTTACTCATCTGTTGACGAGGAAAACTGATAAGGAGATTATCTATGGCTACAAATTCAAATAAGAATGCAAATGCAGGTCTTACAGGTAAGAAGGTTACTGTTATTCTTCCTCGTGACCCTCAGATTGAGGGTGACGGAGCAGAACAGGAATTCTTCTCGGTCAACGGTCACAATATTCTTGTGCAGACCGATGTACCTGTTGAAGTAGATGAAATCTTTGCTGAGGTTATCAATAACAAAGCAAAAGCTCGCACACAGGCGAGAGAATTCATCAAGAAAATGGCATTCAAAGACAGCAAGCCGATGGCTTGATTATGAGAGATTAAGAGGCGGTTTTTTCCGCCTCTTTTTTGTTTTAAAAGGAGATGAAAATATGGACTACATTACAATAGCTGATGCAATTGATATGATTGATGCAACAGTACCGAACAACCGCACAGAAGACGAAAAGATTGCTTGGCTTGACTCTCTCGACAGAATGGTTAAGAACGAAGTCTTTGACACGCACGAAGGTTATGAAGATACAGACTTCATCGGATATGACGAGAACACATCACGCAATCAGCCGTTACTGATTCCAAAACCGTATGCAGTAGAGATTTACAAAGCATTTCTTGAACTCCAAATACACCTTGTCAACAAGGAGTATGACAGATACAATGCATCCTCAGCACAGTACAGCAACCATTATGACTCTTTTGTCAATTGGTGGCATTGCAACCATATGCCGAAAGAGATTGCTCACATTACATTTTAGGTGGTGATACTATGGCTTTTAATTTTCCACAGCTTGATTCATCCTCTGCACAGCGAGAGTATCAGGAACAGTTTGCAGGATATAACCACAACATCCGCATCGGTGACACGGAGTTTTATGATATGCAGAATATGACAGGCAATTACTATCCTGTGTTGTCACCGAGAGATAAAAGAGGTATTGTTCAACAGTTTACCAAGCCTAAATGTATGGCAAGCCGTGATAACCTCTGTTACATTGACGGTATGTATTTATACATTGACGGTGAAAAGGTTGACCATATTATTTTGACGGACACAGAAAAAACAATGGTATCAATGGGTGCATACCTTGTTATCTTTCCTGACAAGGTCTTCATTAATACGGAAGATATATCTGACTGGGGATATCTTGATAACACGATTGAGATAGCAACAGAAGTTAACAATGTTGTATATACAATGTGTACGCAAGACGGCACTAAGTATCAATACCAAAACCCAAAAGGTGAAAACTATGTCTATGTAGGTGATGAGTCACCTAATGTCGGTGAGAAGGAAACAGTCGCAAACGGTTACAAATGGCTTGATACAAGCGGTGACACGCACTACTTGAAGGTATGGAATTCAAACACACGGATGTGGTCATCTCTCTCAACAACCTATGTGCGTATTGAGTCAACAGGCATTGGTAAAGGTTTCAAGGAAGGTGATGCCGTAACAATCAGCGGTTGTGACTCCTCATCCTCTTCGGGTAGTGACAAAATCAAAGAACAGATTGATGCTCTTAACACCTCGATGCTCATCAAGTCTATTGATGAAAAGGAAAACTGGATTGTAGTTACCGCAATACTTGATAATGTTGTCACTCAATCTACAGGTACAGTCAAACTTGAGCGTGTTGCTCCGATTATGGATTTTGTTATCGAATCAAATAACCGTCTGTGGGGATGCCGTTACGGACTCAATAACGAGGGCAAAATCGTCAATGAAATCTATGCTTGCAAGCAGGGTGATTTCAAGAACTGGTTCGTATATGCAGGTATATCAACGGACTCATATGCTGTTTCCGTTGGCTCTGACGGTGTGTGGACAGGTGCAATTGCTTACGGTAATTATTTACTATTCTTCAAAGAAAATTGCATACACAAGGTTTACGGCTCAATGCCGAGCAATTATCAGGTAATTGAGCAGAAAGTAAGAGGTGTTCAAAAAGGTTCATCAAAGAGTCTTTGCATACTCAATGAAACTCTGTTCTATAAATCCGCAACAGATGTCTGCTACTATGACGGCTCGTTGCCGACAAGCATATCAAATCCTCTCGGTGCGGTTAGCTATAGCAACGCTGTCAGCGGTACTATAGCTAATAGATATTATATCTGTATGCAGGACACAAGCGGAGTATGGACTCTCTTCGTTTATGATATCACTACTGGAATGTGGCACAAGGAAGATAACATTCACATTAAAGAGTTTTGCAAGGTTAAAACAGACCTTTACTTCATTGATGCCGACAGTTATCAGCTTATGACCACAACAGGCAGAGGCACGGCAGAAGATGACTTTGAATGGTATGCAGAAACAGGTTCTATAGGCTATTCTTACTCAGATAACAAGTATGTGGGCAGAATGTTGCTAAGAGTGCAAAAACCGATTACAAGCCAAATTAGAGTCCGCATTCGCTATGATGACTCAGAACATTGGGAAACAGTTTCGTCAATCGGCGGTCACGGCACGAAATCTTACAGCATACCTGTCCTTCCTCGCAGATGTGACCATTTTGCAATTCGTATCGAAGGGAAAGGTACTTGCAAAATTTATTCGATTTCAAAGGTATTAGAGATTGGAAGTGATGTTTAGTGAATTTTATTGATTTGCCAAATATTGGCAACGGTACAGCCGAAGAACAGCTTGCACAGATACGCAGTTACATATACCGTAATAATGAACAGTTAAACGCAACACTTGCCAATCTTTCAGTAGATAAGATGTGGGAGCAGACAGCATCGGCTCTGTCTGCATCCAATGGCGATATCGTAGAGGTCAACAAAGACCTTATAAGCCGTTATGCTACCATCCGTGACCTTGTAATTAAGACAGCGGATGTAGTGATACAGTCAGACGAAAAATTCACATCGCAGATGAACGGTAATTATGTTGCAATCTCTGACTTTGGAAAATATCTTCGTGACACAACGCTCGATATATCGGGAAGTAGTGTTGGCATTGAATATTTATACAATTATGCATCACAGCTTGAAACAGACCTTGATAATTACAAAGTCAATCAGACTTCGTATATCAAGCAAGGTTTACTTGATGAGAGCGGAGCAAGTCCGATATACGGTGTTGAAGTCGGTTTGCTCTCGGATTCTTTCGAGTACAACGGCAAGGTTATCGATACACGGTCAAATCTCAAAACAAGAATTACACCAACTGAGATGTCTTGGTGGGCAGAAAACAAAAAGCTTTTTTATCTCGACAAAGACTCAGTGTATTTCCCTTACGCAAAAATAACTGGCGGTAGTATCAATATCGGTAACGGTACATTTACTGTTGACAGTTTCGGTAACATCAATGCAACATCGGGTACAATCGGCGGATTGGATATTACTGCTCTTACAGATATGGCAATGGGCATTGATATCCGACCTAATGCTACGCTTGTCAGAAAGACAGCTACAGAAGGATACAGTGTGCCGAACATTTCTGTAACACTTTCGTCAAGGAATGTTGAGGTTGCATCAACAAAATGGTATATTTCCTCAGACGGTGAAGTGTGGACACAATACACTCAAACCGCAATGAAAACGAATATGATAATCTCTTCTGCAACCGCTTTCAAAAATTCATCTGTACTGTATGTTAAAGCCGAGTCAAAAGACTCAGCGGATAAAACATACATAGCTGTTTGCTCAGTTGGTTGTGTTTCTGACGGTGTTGACGGTACTTCTGTTAAAATTCTCGGCACAGCATATAAAAAGAATGAAGATTATCAAATTGGCGTTCCTTATGACTTGTATTTTGACTATGATTGTACAAGTATCATTAACAACAGTACAACAACGCTTAACAACGGTGATTCATACATTGTCAAAGGCTATTTGTTTGTGTGGAACAATAAAAACGGTGCTTTTGTTTGCACAAGTGAAATCAAAGGTAAAGACGGTAAAAACGGCACAGATGCACAGGCTTATGAAATCTATACCGATGTATCATCTGTCAACAAAAACATTTTCGGTACATCTTGCACCCCATCAACAATCAACATTGAGTTTCGCCAAAACTCAGGCGGTAATACACAGCTTGTAACTGCAAGTGAAATAAGAATATTGAGAATGAACGGCAACAAATCTGTCTTTTACAAGTCACAGAAAAATACAAAAAAATTCTCTCTTTCGCTGTCGGGAGAATTCAACGCTTATATAGCGACTTGCACGGCTATCAAGATTGAAGTCGGTTATAACAACAAAGTCTACACAAAGACAATTCCGTTGATAGTGTCGGCAGAAGAAATCAAAGCTTGGGCGAAAGTAGAAAACGGTCAGACGGTTATTAACGGTTCAAAAATCTACACAGGCTCTATCACAGCCGAGAAGATAGATATTGCATACCGCAACACGCTCGCAACAGGTGAACAGCTTACAACGGCTATCTCCAATGTTAATGACTCAATATCTGCTTGGGCAAGTAAAATCGACTCCAACACAACAGACATTGCAAACTTAACGGTTAAATCAAACGAAATCTCATCAATTGTTACGCAAAAAACAAGTACAAGCACTATCCAAAGTATCATTCGGCAATCGGCAAATGCGGTTGAATTTGCTTGGAGTGAATCGAAACTTGGTAATGTGATTAAGCTTGAAGACGGTAATATTAACTTTTATTATTTTGGCAAAAAAATGTCGAGTGTATCATTGGACGGACAAACGTTTTATCGTGACGGTCTTGCAGTCGGCTATATTGGTGCAGGACAATGGATAACATCATCAACCACTAAAGGCTTAGGTATAAGACTTAATAAGGCTTACGGCAAATATATAACACTTGGTTATCAAAATGGCAATGCTTATGATGTAAAATTGGCTTTTGCAACCAAAAATGCAATTGGAAACGATAACGAAGGTATATTTTGCTACGCTAATCTTTTTGGTGGTAACACATTCAACGGCGCTTGGAGTACAATACGCAGATTCTGGCTGAGAGATGTTTCTGTTGAAATGGGATTGCGTACCAAAGACAATCGAAACGGTCAGTTACACAACACGGTTACAGCAGATATACCGTATATCCGAACAATAAAATCAGGTAGTAACGGCTCAATTACTTGGACATATAGCACACTCAAGGTAGTTAATGGGTTGATTACAAGTTATTAATAAAAGGAGAATTTCTATGGACAAAAACATCACAAAAAGAGTAGAAGAAAACACAACAAACACACCACCAACAGCACCTAAGTCAGTATTGATTATGGATTTGCGAAACAAATTATATCAGCTTGCTAACTATCCTAAGCTTTCACCGATAATTATTGAAATGGTTTTTGGCGAAGTGTACAAGTCTGTGCAGAACAAGGCATTAACAACTGTACAGGCAGAGTATGAGAATTACCGCAAGCGAGTCGATGAATTTGAAAAGGAACAGAACCCGAAAGGAGATTAAAGCATATGGCATATGTATATCAGAAATACAATCAGTCGGCAAATGCAACGAATTATCAAAACCGACAGGATGATGCAACAAACCGATATAACGATTTTGCTCAGACAGGCTACACAACAGGGGCAGGTGGTTTCGGTGGTCAGATAAATTCTGCACAGGCTAAGCTTAATCAGTTATACGGTAACAACAACCTCTCACAGCAGTTTAAGTACGGCAATCAGGGAGCATACAACAAGGCGATGAACGCTGTTGCCAACCGTAAAGCATTTTCCTATGACCTTTCAAATGATACGCTTTTCCAACAAGCGAAAGAACAATATCAGAATATGGGCAAGGTCGCAATGGCTGATACAGTAGGTCAGGCATCTGCGATGACAGGCGGTTACGGCAACAGTTACGCAACAACTGCAGGCTCTCAGGCTTATCAAGGCTATCTGCAACAGCTTAACAATGACATCGGTAATTATTACAGTATGGCATTAAGCGGTTTCAATGCCGAAACAGACAGACTTAATAACATTTACAACATGTACGCTCAGGACAGAAGTCAACAGCAGAATGAGTGGTCTAACAACTGGAATGTATATAACAATCTGTACGGCTTGTATCAGAGCGAACTGCAGAATGCACAGAGTAATGACCTCAACGCTTGGAATCAGAAAGGTACAAACCTTTACAATTCCGCTAATCTTGCAACAAATCAGTACGGTACTGCATCAAGCAATGATATTGACACTTGGAAACAGGGTGAAACATTGCGTGCAGAACAGGCACAGCAGGAAGAAACTGAGAGAGCAAACCGCATTGAAGAGGCATACAAGAATGCACAGCTTGCAGAACAAATCAGAGCGAACAAAGCCGAAGAGGCTTACAGACAGTCTGCACTTGCTGAAACAATCCGTAACAACAAAGCAACAGAAAAAATCAATACATACAAAGCCCAAAATTCCTCTTCTTCCAAAAACAAAAACAGCGGTGAAAACTGGTACAATGTCAATGCGAAAGCAACGAGGACAGGCACAACTTCAAACCTCATCAGCGAAATTGACAGCAAAGCCAGAAGCTTGCAATACTCCAAATACTCAGGTGACTACACTAAAGCCATTAACGATATTCTTCCCAAATATCTTAATAATGCTTTTGCTAATCATACATTGTCAAGCGGTGAAATCAACTATCTTTCGAGCTACTACGGTGCATCTGACATCGGCAAAGCGTATAAGCGAGCACATAAAACATCAAGCTCAAAAAAATAAGGAGATAAATCTATGAATTACCTTGATTACCTTAAAAAGAAAAAAGATGAAAATGATAATTCCCAGTCGAACACCACGACTGGGAATACCTCTAACGAAAAAAGCGATAGTTTGCTTGATGCGATTAACGGCAAAAACGGTAACAATGATTATCTTGATTATCTCAACAGTCAGCCTGTACTTGGCCAGGAAGAAGAAGAAACACAGGCATTACACGATATGGGTAATGGCGAAGATGTGTTGTCAAGATGGTATGACTCTGCAAGCAATGCAACATCTAAGGCTTATTACGAGAATCAAAATACAGCATTTGATTCTTTAAAAAATAGAGCTGATACAATCTCAAAATATTATCAAACAGCCGATGCTCTCAAAGGCTCTGCTAAACAATTTTATGATAAATACGGCTATACTGATGACTCATCAGATATGCAGAGTGCTATCTCTGACCTTAACATTGCAGAAGACAATTTCAAAACTAACGCAAAAGAAATTCAAAATGCAATGTCAGATTTTGACACAGAACAGGAATACAAATCTGCTGTTGCACAGGCAGAAGAAGATGCCAAAACTTCTGATGATTTACAGAAAGAATATGACAAGAAGAAAGCCGAGTATGACAGTACTTGGGGCGATTTCAACAAGGAATATGCCGAAATTGGCGGTAGTTACAATAACAATCCCTTCACTACGCAGGGCAAAAACGCAAACAAAAAATTGCATGAACGCACCGACCAAAAAAAGGAACTTGGTGAACTGCAGAGAAAAATTGACCAAAAAAAGGAACTTGAAAACGAAAAGAAATACTATACTGATTTTCGCAAGCAAAATCCCGAAGTAGCAAAAACTCTTGATGCTTATTATGATATGCAGTCATATGAAGAGGAACACTCCAAAGATGCATTAGATACATATAACAAAGAGGTTTTAAAAGAGAAACTCAAAAAAGGTAAACTGCCGACAGATTCCTTATATACCGATGAAGAGAAAAAAGCTATCGAAACTAACTTTAATTCGCTCAAGACTCTTGATGGTTGGAATGTTGACCAAATTTATAAATACTACAAACGGGCAAAAGACAGAGAAAAAGCCGAGAAAGAAAATGAAAATATTAAAGATTTCGCTGATAAGCACCCGATTGCAAGTACGGCTATAAGTACGCTTAATATGATTCCGTCAGCTTTTGAAACCGCACCAAAACAAGTCGCATCAAATATTGATAAATGGACAGGCGGTGACGGATATTATAATCCCGAGGAATCTGCCGTGTACCAAAACAATTTATTGCAACAGGAAGTCGCAAGTAATATAGATAATCCGTTAGGAAGATTGGCTTACCAACAGGGAGTTAGCCTTGTTGATAACGCTATTCGTATGGGTATCGCATATGCAAATCCTGCTGTCGGATTATCTATGATGGGTGCAGAGGCAGCGACACAGGGATTTAATGATACTGTTGAAAATGGCGGTTCAGTAGAGCAGGCTCTTGCCACAGGTCTTGTTTACGCAGGTGTTGAAGTGCTTACCGAAGGTGTATCACTTGGTAAACTGAAAAGTTTCAAGAATGGCGGTGTAAAGGAATTCAAGAGCATTTTAAAGAATGCAGGAAAGCAGATTTTGACCGAGGCATCGGAAGAAGTATCTGCAACGCTCCTTGATAGTGTAGCAGATGAAATCATTAACGGTAGCTTATCACAGCTTGAGACAGAGTATGACAAATATATTGACAGCGGTATGTCCGAAACTGAGGCAGGACAGGCAGTAATGCTGAATTACGGCAGTCAGATTATACAGGATGCAATTGGCGGTGCATTGATGGGCGGAATTTCGGGTACTGCTGTCAATACATCTCAATACAGAAGAAATATTAAGGCAGGAAAATCTATATCCTCTCTTGATAACATAGACACAGTTAAGAATCTTGCCAAGCATTACGGTCTTAATGACAGCGTTACCGATTATGAAAGCAACCCAACGGATGCAAAACTCGGTGCTTTGCAGAGCGAGGCATACGAAAAAGCAACAGAAAGTATGCCAACAGAAAAAGACCTTAAAAAAGTCATCAAAAAATCAAACCTTGCATCAGATGAAAAGGTTGTTGCAAACAAACTTACAAACGGTGAAAATTTGACGGACGATGACCTTGAAAAAATCAAAAAGTCTGAAAATTTGAAGTCACTTCTTGCAAGCAATGTTGTCAATCAGACAAAGACTGCAAGATTTAATCAGCAGACTGCGTTGCTTTCCGCAGACACGAAACTGTTCACACCGAGCCTCATTGAGTTTAACGCTGAGAAAAGTGATACTGATGCAAATCTTAACAATGCCGAAACACTCGACAAGTTTCTTTCGGAAAACGCTAAGAATATGACAATCAACACCGATACGGTTGATAAGATGAAAGATGCTTATAACGGATTAGAAGATAAAATCGAGCCTGATACTTTCGCTATGGAGTATGCGAGATTTTTCAATCAGGGTGTTCGTGCGGTTGCATTTCAGAGCTTGAATAGCACGGTATCACAGTTACCGTACAATGTACAAGTATCGGCTTATGAAGATGGCTTGAATAAGTACACAACGGCACTCAAAGCTGGCAACGCTCTTTCAAAATTACAGCAGGAATGGAAAGACAAAACAAACGGTTACGCTAAAGGTACGGTTGATACTTCCGCTCTTGAAGGTATCAAACTTAACGATGAACAGAAAGCATCTGTTGATTATATCTCAGGCTATGCTAATCACGGTTTGAATGTTAAGTTTTATGCATCACGGGCTGACGAAAACGGTGTGTATATAGACGATAACGGTGGTTATGACTCTTTAACTAATACCATAATGATTGATATTAATGCAAAGAAAGAAACCATCAACGATGTTATAAGTAAAGGTGCGATGATGTCAACTTTCGGCCACGAACTTTCCCACCTTGCTGAACACGCACCCACAGAGTATGCAGAGCTTTCAAAAGCTATTCAGGATGCCGTTGGTGCTGATACATTCAACGATGCAGTCGATAAGCATTATTCTATACTTGAAGAACGCAACAGCGACAAATGGCAAAAAATGTCAGAGGATAAAAAACAAATTTATGCGACAAGAGAGGCAGTTGCCGAATTTTCTTCTGACCTTGTTAATCAAGCTAAAATTCTTGAAAGGATGTCAAAAGAGAATCCCTCTGTCGGAAAGAGATTTATCAATTTCATTAAGAAAGTTATTAGCAAGATTAAAAACATTCTCAAGGATAACAGAGGTATGACCGATGAGGCAAGACTACTTGCTAATAACCTTGCAAGCAATGCTGAAAAACTGCAGTCAATTGTTGATAAGTACGAAAAAGCTGTCATCGAAGGACTTAAAAATCAGAATGCAAAAGTTCATACAAATAAATCTTCTGTAAAAGAAAATAATACAAAAACTCAAAGTAATACAAGAACAGGAGATTTTCTTACAGAAAGAGAAAGAACGCTTGTAGCAACACACAATATAAGTTCACAGAACCTTATGAATCTTATCAACGATTTTGACGGAGCAGGTTTACCAGTACCGAGCATTGCAATTGAGAAAGCTGATAGTGTTCACGATAATTTTGGTGATGTTACTCTGTTGTTTAACAAGGACACGATTGACCCACAGAATAATAGTAATAACAATGTGTACAGCCGTGATGCGTGGACAAGTACCTTCCCACAGACGGAATACAAAATTAACGCTGAGGGTCTTAAAGCAATTGCGAAAAAGTTAGATTTATCTGAGAATTATCTCGAAAGTAATATATTTAACACTAATGATTTAAATGGAATTAAGCGTAAATTTTTAAATGACAGATATGTACGAAAAGCCTTCGTTGAAGAAAACAATATTGAGGTTACCCCTGTTGCATATGAAAAAAAACCTAAATTCTCATTTTTCGCAAACCCAACTGTCAAGTCTTTTATCAAAAACAACAACTGTACATTTGATAGACTTGTTAATGACAAAGAATTTCGAGATGCTTTTTTAAAGGTTGCTAAAGAGTCAATTCGACTGCGGATTGCGTTGCGACAAGTCGAAAGATTTGAAAACACTCTTGATGATTGTGCAAAATCTAAAGATGTGTATAGTGATTCCAAAGAGTCAATTGAATACTGCATTGAATATGCCAAAGGTAATGCTAAAAAAGAAGTGACTGAATACTCATATGAAGAAGGTATAGAAAATGCTATCAATGAGCATAAAGCGGAATTTGAAAAGTATATAGACAATATGCTTTCTGAAAGCGATGTCATCGGAGATAAATATATTGTCAGAGATGATGTCAACTTATACAACAATGACGGTAGTCGAAAATCTTTTGAACAGACACATTACGATTACAATATTGATAATGTAGTCAAAGCTATGAAAGTAGGAAAGAATGTAGTTGGGAATTCCTTTTTAGGTGGAATGGAATTCACGAAAACGATATCTGCACAAAATCTTAATAGCATTGACGAAATAAAAAGTAACGAACATATGTTACAAGAATTATCGCCTGAGGAAATCGAAACCCAAAAGGAAAACATTTCCAATCTGCTTGCTCCGATAATAAGAGAGGTTGCTGACAGCGATAAATATAGCAACGGTTTTATTGGTGCAAGCGAAAATATTGTTGATGCATTTAAGGCATATAATACGGTTGACGGTGTTTATAAATATCTTAAACAGTATTATAGTAACCTCAAAAAAAGCACGGTAAATAAACTTTTCAAGGCGAGAGATGAGATTGCCGAAATGCCAGTAAGATACTTCGAGGCAAAGCCACACAGAGTTGTAGGATTTGACGAGGTAATGGCGGTGGTTATTCCTGCTGATGCAGACGAAAAATTAAAAACTGCTCTCAAAAAAATGGATATACCGATGTATGAGTATGCTGATGAAAGTCAAAGAGCAGATGCTACGCACAAAGCAATCAACACGGAATATACAGACAAATCGGGTGTAACTTATGACAATCTTCAATTTTCAAGCAACAGAGGTGACTTTCTTTCAGAAAAAGAGGCTGATAACCAATACTCTCAAGCCGTCAAAAGCAATGACATTGAAACAGCACAGAAATTTGTCGATGAAAAAGCTATGTCTTGGGGAGCATACTCAGAGAATGGAAAAACTCCAACCAAACTGTATCACGGCACAGAAAGTTTTGGCTTTACTGCTTTTGACCTTTCTAAGATGGATAACGGAGCAAGTATATTCTTGACGAATAAACCCGAAATTGCCTCTACATATTCAGGTGTTGAAATTGAAAACAATATACAACACACAATAAACTCCATTAAAGCGATAAGCTCTAAAGTTAAATCAATGTCTATTTATGAAATTGAAAAGAGTTTAAACTCGCTCACGCACGGTAACACTAATCCCGAATTAAGAGCAGATAATGACGATTTGCATTACTCAATTGTAGATGAAAACGCTGTTAATAAGTTTACGGCTAAAGTTAATTCTGAAATTGATTATCTCATAGATTACTTGAAAGGCAGAGAAGGATATTTTAAGAAATTCCCGAAAATTGATTACGATACTAAGTATTCTGATTTTGTAGAAATGCTTAAAAATCGTCAATATAATAAGATTTCAAATCCTTTATTCAATTTAATTGAAAGCACAAAGTTTGACTCTACGGAAGAAGAACAGAAATTTCGGAAAATTGAAAGAGACAGTTATGAATTAGTTAGAATTTTGGAAGTTTATAATAATTCCCCAATAATCATAAGTAAGGATTCCCAAAGCACAATTTTTGGCGTTTTTAACGAAAATAAAGCTAAAGATTATCTAAAAGGTAAATTAACGGAACAGGTACAAAAAGGTAACTATTCGTTGTTTGCTAAAATAGAAAATCCTCTTATTATTGATGCCAGCAAAAGTAATTGGAATGAAATTGATGTGAAATCAGTTATAAATACACCTTTCGGTGATGCAATTAAATCAGAATATGGTGAGGATTATTTTAATTACGGAACACAACACCTTTCAACAAGAGAAGTTTCTAAATATGCGAAACAGGCAGGTTATGACGGTGTCATCTTTAAGAATCTTAAAGATAACGGTGGTCGCAACAGTAATGTTTCACTTGATACTGTTTCTGATGTTTACATTGCTTTTAATCCGAACAATGTAAAATCAGCTGATGCAATAACCTACGATAACAACGGCAAAGTAATTCCGCTTTCAGAGAGATTCAACAGTAGTGAGAATGATATTCGCTACAATATGAGAGGCGGTGACTTCCTCAGCAACCGAGAGGCACTTGCACAGGCTCTTGAAACAACAGCACTTAATGCCTCAGAGCGAAATACCGTCAAGACCTATCAACAGGGACTTGAGCAGATGAACAAACTCAACGATAAACTTAATGAGATTGACAGCAAAATCAAGACTATCAATGCCAAAGACAACATCTCTAAGAGCGACAAAGCGGAGATTGCATCGCTTGAGAAAGTTAAAGCGGAAACCGAAGAAAAAATCGTAAACAAAGACAAAAGTCTTTTAAAATTGGAGTCAACCGAGGCAATGCGTAACATCTTGAAGTACGAAACCTCCAAAAAGATTGCAAGAGTGCGTGAGCAGAAGAACAATCGAATTGCTGAAATCAGAAAGCAGGAAACGCAGAAACGCAAGGATGCCGTTGCTAAACTCCGTAAACAGAAGAATGATAAGATTGACGATATCATTTTGAAAAACCGTGAGAAACGCAAAGCAGATAGTGAAAAACGCAAGGACAATCAGGACTGGTCGCATTCAATCAGCGAAATCAAGAAATACTCGAAGAAACTGTTAGATGCTGTCTTGCATCCGACAGAAAAAATGTATATTCCATACGGCTTGAACGAGCCTATCAAGAGTATTACATCAACTCTTCTTGATTCGATGAATCTTGATAATGATACTAAGATGTCAGACAATTTGAGAAAACTCTCTCAACAGCTCGAACAAGTCAATCAAAGTGATGAGCATTACGGTGATTTCTATAATGCTTACAATGAGGAAATTATCGAGGAAATAAAAGACTTTGCCGATTACCTTGAGGAAAGACTTGAAGGTGTCAAAATTAAAAAACAGACACAGAAAGAAAGCCTTATTGAAGGACTCACACACGAAGAGGCTAAGGAAATTGAACAGATTGTCAAAGATGTGTACAACGCAACAAGGGATGCTGTTAAGCAGATTGGCAGACAGGATGCTATTACTAACTATGAGTCAGGTTTAAGGATTATTAATCAGACAAGAGAACTCGGTGATGTTAAGCTTAATGTAATGGACTCATTACTCGACCAAGTATTATCACCGATGCGACTTATGGCAAAGTACACAGGCTACAATGCGGATGCCGAGCTTATGTATCACATCAATGCTCTTAACGAAGGTACGGAAAAGTACAATATGTTTAAGATGCTCGCCGAAAAGCCTCTCAATGATTTTATCAAAGAAAATCCGAAGGGCTATGAAAGTTTTAAAAATGATGTTGTTGAAATCAAATACCGTGACAATAAGAATGTTGCACAGACTGTCAAAATGACAAAGTCACAGGGATTGCAGATACTGATGTCTTGGACAAGAGAACACACAGAAGGCTCTCGCCTTGACCATATGGAGCGAGGCGGTGTTACTTTGCTTGATGCCGAACAGATGAGTAAAGGCAATTACGAAAAAGCATTCGCTCAAAGAAAGACCATCAGAGGCATTAATTTAAGTTTCATATCGGCTGTACAGAGCCAAATGGGAGAGTTTGAAAACCATTATCGTGAACTTGCCGAAACCCTCTTCAATGAGGTTTCCAATGCTTACATCAATGACACTTCTGCAATTCTTCTTCATCGTGACATTGCAACCGAAAAATACTACATACCTTTTGCTGTTAATAAGGATTTTCTTTCGACAGAAATTGACGGCTTGAAGTACGATGCAACCATTGTCAACAAAGGTATGCTGAAAACTACTAAGAAAAACGCACCACAGGCTCTTAACATTGCAGGACTCGACAGCGTTATATCTAAGCACATAAGAGATGTCGGACAGTATTACGGTTACGCTGTGCCTATCCGTAATCTTAACAAGGCACTCAATGTTAAGATGTTTGACACAAACGAAAACGGCAACAAGATTGCAACAGACTCCGTCAGAAATGCCCTCAGAGAAACCTTTAATTCTGACAAACCTATTCAGTTTATCGAACAGGTAATGACCGACTTGCAGACATCAAGAAAATCAAACTCTCAGACCGAAAAAGCAATCAATAAGATTGTTAGGGCAGTCAGAGATAATATGATTACATCGGCACTCAAAGGCTCTGTATCGGTAGTTATTAAGCAGGGTGCATCATTGTACACAGCATCAAGCATTCTTTCAATGCGTTCCGTATCTGTCGGTGCAGTCAAAGGCATTCAGCAGATTGCTCGCAAGGGTGGTTGGAAACAGCTTACAGATGAGATTGATGCACACACGGCAGGTCACTATATGCGTAGAATTGGCTTGTCATCGATGGAAATCGAGGCAATGAAAGACTCTTGGCTCGGTAAGAAACTGCCCACAGCACTCAACCCTGCAAAATGGATACAGGGTACAGACTGTATTACAACAGCGTTGCATTGGGTGGCTACTAAAGAAGAAGTAAGCCGATTTTATAAGGAACAGGGAAAAGCTGGCCAAATAGGCTCTGATGAATATTTCGATGAGGTCACAAAGTTATATGACCAAATCCTTGAAGAAACACAGCCTATGTATGATAGCCTCCATAGAGGTGAAATACAGAAAAATTCAAACGAGTTGTTAAAATCTGTATTTATGTTTAAGACTCAGCCATTGCAGAACACAGGTATCTTGTATGATGCAATTATGGATTATCAGGCAAACAAGGACAATGCAGAACTTCGAGATGCCAAAAAACAAAAGCTTGCAAAAGCAGTTTCCTCACAGATGGTGTCGGCACTTACTTTCGTTGCAATGACCTTTATTGCATCCCTCGCTCTTCATAAACCTGAACGCTACAAGGACGAAAATGATGAGGTTACTCTTTCCTCTGTTCTTGAGAGACTTGGCATTGATTGGGCAGAAACAGGATTTAGTGTTCTTGTTCCGATTGGCGGTGCTGAACTTGCATCATTCATTGAAAATCAGATTAACGGTAAAGATTATGATTTTGCATCTGATAATGTTGTGTCAATGCTCAATGACTTTACTTCATCAATTGGTGACTTTAATCAAAATGTTATTGTTGCTCTTGCACAAGGTAATTTTGACCTTGACAAAGCAAAAGATGCCCTATGGGGATTATCTGTCGATGGTCTTGCATTTTTCAAAGGATTTCCTTTGAAGAATTACAGCAATATCGTTAACGGTATCTTCTCTAATTTGTCGGATGCAATCAGCGGTCATAGCACTTACTTCGGTTCATCGGGCGGTCGAAAAGGTAGTGAATACGCAAACTCATATGATGTACTTATTGACAATAACCCCGAAAAGGCAAAGCAACAGCTTGAAACATTCTATAACGAGAAGTATGAAGAACAGATTGCAAAAGGAGAAACTACAACCGAGGCAAAGAAAAAAGCACAGACCTCTGTCCGTACTGCACTAACTACGCAGTATAAGAAAGAGTATCAAAAAGCATTTCTTAATAATGACCGTGACACAATGCAGAAAATCAGCAAGAAACTGCAGGAGTCAGGCTATATGAAGTGGGAAGGCAAATCATTGTCGACTGTGTTAGGCGAATGGACTAAGTCAGCTAAAGAAGATTTAAGCAAGTAAAAACGAATCCTGTGTGGTTAGTGTACCGCACAGGATTGCCCTATAATTATTTAAGAGGTGATTAAAATGAAGTCAAGAACAATGAAGTTTACGCTCGACTGCTCCAAAGTGGGTAATCAGTTATGCATAGATGGCATCAGACAGGGCGATGCCAACTCTATTGTATTTATTATTTCACTTGCAAACGGCATCAATTTACTTGATGTTGTTGCAGGAAAAGAGGAATCCGTTGTTGTGACAATGTACGGCAAGAAACCCGATGGCACAACAATTGTCCGTGATTGTGGAATTAACGAGGACGGTAACATCACATACACTATCCACACTCAGGACACAACTTGTGTCGGCATCGTCAGTTATCAGCTTGTTGTTACATCTACAAGAGAAAAAATACTTGCATCCCCTGTTTTCAGTACAATGGTTGAGGAACGAAATCTCTTCAAGACTTATACAGTATTGACAGTACAGCCTGATGACTGGGCAGATGGTTACGATAAGTATTATTACTATGAAGATGGCAGATTTTACAAACTGAACCGTTTTGAGAGTGAGCTTGCTCCCAAATGGGTAATCAACAAGTATTACTCTGTCAATGACAATGAGGTTGAAAGCACATCAGATTTCGATGCCCTTGCATATGCTCTTCTCAGAGCAAAACAGTATTCGGACAAAAGCGAGGAATACCTTGCAGAAGTTAAGAAAAAAGCTGATAAAAGTACCACACTTGCAGGGTACGGTATCACAGATGCCTTACGAAACGCAAAAGGCACAGTAAGCACAAATAACCTTGCCGATAATTGCGTGTCCTCTAACAAGCTGTCAGCGGATGTTCGGGCAAACATTAACAGCAAAGCTGAATCAGCAAAAGTCAGTCAGCAGTTATCGCTCAAGGCAGATGTTTCATCCGTATATACTAAATCTGAATCTGATGCACTTCTTAAAGCCAAAGCAAACTCGGCAGATGTTGATGCATCTGTCAAAACAATCAACACAACAATTGCAAACAATCAGAAAAGTGTAAATGCAAGCCTTGAAAGCCTCAACACAGCATTAACCAATAAAGCCGATACAGATGTTGTCAATGAGGTAAAACAGCATGCAGAGGCAAATACAACGGCAATAGGACTTAAAGTGAACCGTACCGACTTTAACAACACCGTGGCCAACCTCACAAGTAGCATTAACGAAAAGGCTGATAGCACAGATGTCAACGCATCCATCGCATCATTAACAAGTGTAGTATCAACAAAGTACGATTCGTCAAATATCGAACTTGGTACATCAACGCTTACACCGTACTCAACTTTGATTGATAAAATAAAATCTGCAACTTGCCTTTATGAAAAAATTGGCGATATCGTTATTGTAAATGTCACCGTCATTATGAACGCAACAACTTTAAGCGGAACATCTGCAATATCTTTGCTCAATATGCCGTTTCCAAACAAATCGGATGTGATTGTTCATGATATCGGCATAAGCAAAAACGGCGGTATGTTCA